TTTTCTTCTACTGCCTCGACGATATTGTTTCTGGCTGAATCCAGCCCAGTGCCTTTGACATAGCAGACTAGCTGATAGTCAATAACACCAAATCTTTGAGATATGCTACCGCCAACGGTGGCATCTTCTCTGTTTTCGTTTGTGGTTCTTACCAATATTGCTGGGTATTGCGCGTTGCTCAGTTTGTCGAATTCAAACGGCTCGCGGGTCACATACTTAACCGTTATCGGCGAGGTTATCGCCTGCAATGATGTAACCAAGTTTGCAGCAATGTTTTCTCTGACACTCATCTATCCATCTCCTTGCGGAAATGAACGGCTAGCCGTTTTTCTTCTTTTGCGCTGAAGCCAAAGAATGGCCGAGTCTCATTGTTAAACGCTGCCTTTTTTGCAGCTTCTGGGTTGTCAAAATATATCTGAGCGGTGCGGGAGTTGAGTTGCTTGGCTTGCATAGAACGCAACATCTGCCCTTCGTTGTACAAGTCAACGGGAAAGTCAGGCTTGCCCTGGTCTTTTAAAATCGCCATGTATTCTGGCGTGTACTCATTAAAGTCTGAGTTGATTCCTTTACCAACCTTTGTGCGGTCAAGAATAATTGACTTGCCTAGCGTACCAGTTTTTCCAATAGCCTTAGTGATTCCGCGAGATATATCACGCTGCGCCTGTTTGGTGATCTTGGTCAGATCTTTAGGTTTGGTGTTTACCCGTAAGCCGAGACTCATCTAGTTAAACGCCCAAATGAAACAATGTTTTTCTCGTCATCGTCTATGGTGCCGCTATTGTCATCGTCGTACTCAACGCCATCATTAAATACTGCAACCAGTTCTTCTTCATACCGATTCTTGTAGAAGTCGATCATGTTCAGAAACCGGTCATCTTGTACCCAGTTAGTTAACTGAGGGAGGGCGTACTTCCACAACACCAGATATGAGTTGCAATAAGTCCACTGAGAGTCCGTCAGGTAGGCTGGGTTCATTTCCCCCGCGATACCCTTCTTGTACCACCACTGGTTTCTAATCGTGCGCTCTAGGTCTGCCTGTGCCTTTGCGTGCTCAGTTGAAAACGAGGTTATACCAAACGTAAGAATGTCAGGAACCAGTGCAACTAAGTCTGAGTCGTTTGAGAATGCCATCTACCATTTCACCTTGTCAGCCCAATAAGCGGCTGATGCTGTTTTGTCTTTCCGACCTCTGGCTATGTCCTTGGCGAATCTCGCTTTGAACGACCTGCGTTTGGCTTTGTCTGCCTCACTCTCATTTTTTCTTGGTGGTTTATTATCAGCGCCTTGCTGCCCGAACCGAATCAGCCGAACCTTCTCACCCTCTTTAGCCAACACTGCGTGACTCTTGCTTGGGTGGCTGCTGGTGCGCTTGGGTTTGTTATAACCCTCAAACCTTTCGCCTCGGTAAGTAATTGCCATATAACCCTCAAAAAACAGTCAGCCCCGCCGAAACGGGGCCAACCAAACCGCCTTAAAGGGCAGCGTCGAAGAACATCTCTACACCGTAGGTGTCGTCTAACTCACCAACACCATAAATGGCGGTAGCGTTTAGCTCGAATGCTCTTAGTGATGCGTCACGCTGTGTCTCAATCTGGAAGTCACGCTTCATAGCGATAGCTAGTGCTTCTCTTGAGAATACTGCGCCTTTGGCATCGTCGTTACCGTCGATAACAATGTTGGCAGACTCGTAGATGTCAACGCCAGCAATTGTTCCAACGTAAGAGTTAGCCATTGCAGTGTTTTGCGCGTCACCACCATTTGGGTTAGCAAACGTATTGGTCAAGTTTGCTTTCAACTGGTAAGCGTGGAACGGGTGCACGACAGCGAAAATATCGCCTTGCGCCTTCGCGTTACGCAGAGTTGCAGCAGCCTTGAACAAGTCAGCAACAGTGATCTCTTGAGCAGCAGCGCCAATAGAGGTGCTGAAGCCGTCGAACAATGCCAACAGGTCAACGTCCATCTTAGTAGCAATTGCGTTACCAAGAACGGTGCCAAGCTCTTGTGCGGGGTTACCTGAACCCATAGCAGCAAGGTCAGTCAACACTACTTGTGCGCCAACCTCAGCAACTGTGATGTCCACAGAAGAAGTTGAAACAGTTGTGCTGGTCATGTCGGTGCCTTCAGTCAAAGCAGCAGCAGTAATTGCTGGGTACTTAGGAACCTGAATAACTTTGCCTTCGTTTCCTGCGATGTCGTAGCGTGTAACAAGGCCAAGCATCAATGACTCTTCCTCAGCGGTAAAGCGAGCCTGAGCAATGATATTGGCAAATAGATCGTCTAGGGTTGTACTGGTTGTAGCAGCCATTGTTTTATACCTTAATCAAAAAATTGGTTATTTAGTCTTCTTCTGCAATGCGCGGTAGGCTTCTCGCCCTCCGTTATTCCAGTTATCGACCATATCAACCACAGATTGAGGCTTCTGTGTGGAGCCGCCAGCGTTACCTAATGTCCCAGCACCCGATGGGGTGGCCCTGACAAAATGAGGGTTAGCCGTTAGAAAATCACCTACCACTTCATCAACTGAGAGTGGGTCGGCCTTTTCGTTGTATCTCACTGTCCCGTTACTATCTAAAACTTCAACCGAACCATCGTCGGCAAGTTTCAAACTGCTACGCAACAACTGAGCCACTTGATTAGGTTCAACCGCGTTGTACTTGCTAGCTGCTGATAAAAGCGACCCATCTATGAGGGTACTTTCAAGCCGCTGCTTGTACTGCGATATTTCCATATCCTTCTTTTCAACAGTCTGCTTCAGTATTGACTCGAACTCGCCTTTTTCTTTTTGGCGTTCTATGGTCGCCTGTTCACGCTCAAGCATGAGTTGACGAGCTTCTTCTAAGTCAATGCCCTCTAGCTTCTTGTCCAGTTTGCGCTTCTCACGTTGTACGCGGTCAGCAACAATTCGGTCAAGTTCTTCTTGTGAAAAGGTCTTCACTTCCTGAGTGGTATTTTCGGTGGCCTCAGTGTCCACGCTTTCAGCCATGATTTCGTCGCTCATGTAACGCACCTCTTTCGAGTTGGGGGGATTATAGCAGCTTCACAGAGAAGTCAACCGTTATTTTTTCTTTCGCTTATTCTTCTTCTTGCTGATCTGCTTCAGGCTCTTGCCGTACTTGCTTGGGTTCATCTTTGGCATTTTTCTTACCTCTGGTCTTCTTAGGGAGTGGGAGCAGNTCATCAACCATCGCGTACAGGTCGTCAAAGTCTGCCTTTTCTTCTTCAGGTGCCGCATCAGCCAGTGGGCCAAGTAGCTCACGGATTGCTGGCGGTATTGGTCGTCTGGCGCATAGGTTTCTAGCGCGATCTAATTCTTTACTCATATCTAACCCTCAACTTTAGGTAGCCATTGGTGGCGGCAGTTATACCCGCCCCTAACTATGAAAGGGTCACCAGCAGATTTACCCGCCCATGACCCCGCCCATATTTCGTTTATCTCTTGAGTCGTATAGGTCTTGCCAACGTGCTCACGGCAGAACTCTCTACTGTCGTTGATTAGGTCGCCGTAGTACTCAAAGCGGTCAATACCAAGGTCTAATGCTGTTTTAGCCGTGACAGAAGCCGAATACTGATTGAGCGAATCTGTTGCCATCTGTGTCGCATAACGCCGCATATTATTGCCCAGCCGATCAGCAGAGTAGACAGAATGCAGTCTTTCAACCGCTTCCTGTTGCGCGGCTCCAACGCTTCCCTGAGCCACTTCAACCAATTGCCTAATTTCTTCTTGATCGCTTGCTTGATAGATTCCATTAATGTCACCCCTCAATTCTTTAATGAGATCAGCTTTTGTTCTACCTGTCAGTGCGGCTTGATATACGCCAGTAGAGAGTACATCTAACTGCTGTACGGCTATCGCTTCAAAACCTTGGAAAGACAGCGTTTGCAGCGCCGATATAGCCTCTGGCGCTATGCCTGTAAACTTGCCGTAGGTGTTCAGCATCTTCAGTTGATCAGCTGCAACCCCCGCATAATCAGAAACTACGCTTTGGACCGCCGTTAAATACTCAGCTTCCATGATTGAGCGCAGTTCGGTTCTAGCAGCAATTGACCACTCAAGGTCAAACATTTTTCCCGCCTTATCTGGCGCGGTCTGGATGTAACCGGCAATCCTGTCTTCCATAGACTGTAAAGCACCAGCCAACTGCCGCTGATGATTGTCTGCCTGTCGCTCTAGCAGTTCCGCGTATAGATCGGCAGCTGCCATTTCTAGCCCTCACCCTCTACGGCGAATTGACCAAGTGTAGTTGTGCCTTGCTCTATTTCTAGGTGTGACTGCGCCAACTTCTCATCGTCTAACACTAGGTCGGCAATCTGCTTATCTACTTCTTGAGATAACGTAACCGAGCGAACACCAGAAGCCTTCATTTGCTGTAAGAACAACAACTCTTTGTCGTAATCACGAAGGTCGAATGAGTCAGGGTAGAACACCTCAACGTCTGGGTTAACGTCCTGCCAGTTACAAAATAGCGTCCACATCTGCTCCTCTGCTAACTCAAGCAAGTCTGCCTTCTCTGACAGCTTGGCGTTGAGCATTTGGAACTCAGTTTGCATAGCCACGCCTGACATAGTTATTGCCTCAGTGCCGCGAACTGCGCCCATGTGAGCCATGCGGTTAATTGCCTGAACCTTGTCTTTGATGCTCTCGCGTATTGAGTCTATGTTCTGGCCTGATGGCTGTAGCAAGTA